GAGGTGGAGGTGGAGGTGGAGGATCCGTTTCTCCTGGTTGCGCCAGTTGTGATGTGCTTCTTCCAACTGCAGGTATCGTAGGTGAAACCTACAAAGAAAAGAGGAGATCATTCTTAGAATGGGCCCGTCAGAATCATCCAGATAAACTACCAGCTGATATGCCAGATGCAAATAAGGTAAAGGCATTATCCGAATTCCAATGTATTTCAAATTGCATGGATCTTCTGCGTTCTTCAAATACTAGAAGGGCTCGGACAGCTAGGAAGAGCAGGAAAGCTAGGATGAGCAGAAAGAACAGAAAGTAATTAATTTATTTCTTAGAAAATATCCTTCAACTGTGTTGCATGATATTTTATATTTGAAGAATTTATAGAGCGATTAAAAATTGAATTATGGTTGTGCCCCTCCCCAAAAACACAGAAATGTCGTTTCTTAAAATTTGTAATACCACCGATCCAGTTATCGATTTTCCTGCCGCAGAAGATCTAGCAAAGAATTACTCTTACCCTCTAGATCCATTCCAGCAGCATGCAATCTGTGCTATCCACAAGGAGGAGAATGTTCTCGTAACTGCCAAAACAGGTTCAGGAAAAACTCTCGTTGGTGAATACCAGATCGCCTATAGTCTTCAGAAGGGTGGTCGTGTGTTCTATACAACTCCCATTAAGTCGCTTTCAAACCAGAAATTTCATGACCTCAAGGAAATGTTTCCTTCTGTTGGAATTGTAACAGGTGATATTAAGTTTCAGCCCGATGCGGCTGTAGTAATCATGACCACAGAGTGCCTCCGAAATATGCTTTATAAGAAGGGCACTTCGACAGAAGGTCTTGGTCTTACTGCGGGAATGTCATTGACCGGCTTAGACGCAGTCATCTTTGATGAGGTTCATTACATTAATAATAAGGAGCGGGGAAAGGTCTGGGAAGAGACAATGATTTTGCTGCCTGCAGAGGTCAAAATGATCATGCTATCTGCCACAATTGATGGAGCAGAGGCTTTTGCTAGCTGGATTGGAGATCTAAAGCAGAAGATGTGCTGGCTTATACCAACAAGCCATCGTGTAGTGCCACTCAAGCATTGCGTTGTTCAAAGTTGGTCAGAGGATCCAATTGTGGTAATGGAATCTCCTGCAGGAGTTGATAAGTTTAATGATGTGCGCTGGGACTCATGGCTTTTCTATCGAAAGAAGATCTGTGATTCATATGAAGATCATAAGAATAAAGTTGCTGCTAGACGCCGAGGTGGCTACGATGATCCTGTGATAAAGCAGGGAAAGGAAGAGCGGCCTCAATCCTACGTGGCTGAACTCAATCGCTGCGCTCAGACACTGAGTGAACGCAGTCTTCTTCCCGCCCTCTTCTTCGTCTTCAGTCGTGCTGCATGTGAATCATGGGCTTCCAAAATGGAAGGCTCCTTCGTGGATGGCAAGCAGTCCGCTGAAATTCGTAGAATTATCAGTTTTCATCTTCACCGCTATATGGATATTCTGCAGGGACTCAAGCAGTATCATAATTTAATGGGTCTGCTAGAGCGGGGTATTGCCTATCATCATTCTGGTCTTCTGCCTATTCTCAAGGAGATCATTGAAATCCTCTTTTCTAAAGGATTCGTGAAGGTTATGTTTTGCACAGAGACATTTGCGGTTGGAATTAATATGCCAACGCGAACGGTTGTTTTCCTAGATCTCAAGAAGTATGATGAAGGTGGTCTGCGATGCTTGGCCACCGATGAATATATTCAGATGGCAGGGCGGGCAGGGCGGCGCGGCTTAGACAAGGAAGGTCTTGTGCTTTATCTTCCATCCCGCGATCCCATTAGCACAACAGAAGCAAAACTCATGATGACAGGACGGAAGACGGTTCTACGATCCCGCATGGATTTCCACTATGACTTCTTGCTGAAGACATTGCAAAGCAATAACTTGTCTTGGCTTAAGATTTCACAGGATTCGTTCTGGTTCAAGCAGCAGAAGGTTTTCGCAGAAGGGCAGCGCACACTCATCGCCGAACTTGAAGAAAAGATTGCTTCTGCTGGAATCACAGAGGAGCAGTTCTTGGATATGCAGAAAGGCTTACTTCTTGCAGAAAAATTTAAGACATCGGTGAATGCTGCTAAGAAGAAGGCACAGGCCGAGCTGGAGGCTTGGAAGAATGTTCATGCTGGACCACAGTGGCTTCTCTTGCAGAAACAGGTTTCTTCTTTGTCGGCCTTGAAGCAGGAGCTAGAACGGGAAAAAGTCGTGCTGAAAGAGATGGAAGCATTTACTGCTGGACCGGAAGCAACAATTCGGTTTCTAGCAGAGACTGAATTCTTGAAAGATGTTGGAGCTTGTGCAGAGATCACGGCCGCAAATTTGACTCTTAAGGGTATTCTTGCTACAGAAGTTAATGAATCAAACCCCATCTTGCTAGTCGAGGCATATGATCGTGGTCTCTTTGCTGGACTTGAGGCCGATGATATTGTTCTTGTCCTTGCTGCATTTATTCTGGATAAGGCTGAATCCCAAGGTGCAGGTCCTCTTCGACCGGCCGTTAGCGATGCACTCAATCAGATTGATGATCTTGCTAAAATGTTCCAAAGTGTAGAAGCGCGGTTCGGATTTGCTCCTTCTTCCTTTTGGGATCTATCTGATAAATGGCTGGGACCCATTTCTGCATGGCTTTCGGGTGAATCGGCATCACAAATCTGCTTAGATTTTGGAATCTATGAAGGAAACTTGTATAAGACACTCATGTCTTTGAATAATATGTTGAATGAGCTTCTTGCAATTGCGACTTATTGCCAGCATACAGAAATGGTAGAAAAACTGAAGGGTGTTGGCATAGGTATTCTTCGTGATATTGCTATCAATGACAGCCTCTATCTACGAATTTAAAAAATTTGAAAAAAAATGGTGAATTAGTGTTAGCCAGTGTCAAAATGAACTTTATGCGTCGTGCTTTCCGAACGAGTAATTCTCAGATCTGCGGAATCTGTAAGAATAATTATCTACCCGGTCAGATCATCTTTAGTCGTCAAGATAATAAGATTTCTTGTATTGAATGTGATTTTGAGTCCACTTTCTATACGAAAATTTATCCCGGTGAAAAGTCGTCCAACTTCTACACTCCTTTTCCTTCTAAGGATGATGATCGGGATGAAGAGAAGGATATTATGGAGAAGCAAGATATGTCTCAGAATAAGCGGCTTCCTAATGTTTCTGATAGAAAGCTCCGATAGAAAGCTCCAGTAAAAAGCACTAAAAAATTGATTTGCTGGTATTATATTTTTAATGCCAGAGAAAAATGAAGGACTATCTTGCAAAGATTCTTGAGATGAGAAATGAGGCGCATACTACCTACATTGGCATAGGTTCAAGCGTTAATATGGAAGTGAACCAGTTGACGGAGAAAACGGATCAGATTGTGCCTGTCTTTATTCGTGATATTCTTGCAAAGAATAGATCCGTATTTGCAATACATTTTGACCCAATGTTTAATCTGGAAAAGATGAAGGAATATTTTGATCGGTGGTCTGAGAATGGAAGACCTAAGATGAGTTTTAATGATCTTGGATATGCTTGGCTTTTCTCTTCTACTAATCTGATAGTTGTAATTTGCCCTAGTGCATTTGAGCACAAGGAGATTGACCGGGATGTGGGCTCGGATGACTTGTTTCTAGCAAAACTCATTCATCAGACTCTTTCATCTGGAAGAAACCTTATTCTGCAAGAGTATACAGGTTTCGATACAGTATGCGTGCTAAAGAAGCTTTTCTTGGAGAGCAAAGATAAGGAAAAGTTCAAGCAGAACATTCTGTTTGATGTATCCTATGGAGCTGACTGCTCCTGCCAGACGGATTTGACGCGATATAAGCCATTTGTAAAGGCAGATGGATCCTTTTACAACTTCTTGCTTTACAATGAGAACGAACTTTTGGCAATCATTGGCAAAGATCCTGGAATGGATTCTTTGATTTATGCATATTTTCAGAAAAAGTGGATTCAGGTTCTAAATGATAATCATGTGAATTATCGGCGGCGTCTCAAGGGTGATCTTTGTCTTTTCTCTTCGGAAGTTTATGGTGCCGACTCAGATCCTTCATTGATCATGGATTTCTTGCAGAATCAGCTTGTTCAGATGATGGTGATCTTTCATGGGCTGGGACTGAGTTCAGTAAAGGAGAAGGAGTTTGAAGCCCTGCTAGAAAAATATATAGAATGGGATGTGTATAAGTGGTATTCGGCTATTAGCAAGATTGTTTAAGGGCCTGAGGATGAAAGAACTTGTTATATAGATTAAGTGTATATTAGTCCATATCTATATTCCTCTTTTTTAGGATGGCACGTTCCTAGCATATAATCCAAATAGAACTGACCATAATTACAATTGTTGTATTTGTGGTGAAGTAGATGGTGATTACCTATTAGGAAAACAAAACGAGGATCGTGTGCCATCATGCCTCTTATATTGACAATAAAGAGTGCAAGCAGTAAATAATCGTAGGATTCTACTTTTATTATATATGATAGAGATGTTTGATTTGTTATTTGCAGATAGAATGATGGATAAAGGATACCCACTCCTTGGAAAATTGTTTCAACCGAGCTAGCAAGATATGTATCACGTGCTGATGGAACTAATTTAGAATGATGTAATTTATGGTGCGCATACATAAATTCGTAATGCAAAATAATGTGTGAAATATAGAACCAAATATCATATGAAATGACGGAAATGAGAACCATTAGGGAGTTCATTTCTACATTGGGTCAGGGTAAAATTGAAGACATTTTTATAGATTATTAAAATAAAATGCCCAAGGAATATATCTATTCAAGTAATCTCCATAACGGCATTACGTTAAATGCGACTAAGTTCACTCGAGAAGAACTGCAAGAAATGGGCCAAGACATAAATGCCGTAAATCGTAATCCGATTCCAACTTCTGTTGATCTTGAACAGGCAGTTACCCTAAATGAGATTGCAATTTTCGTAAAATATATTGCAAATATTATCATTGAAGATGCCATGATAAATAAGAAACATGTAGTATTGAATACTCTACCATGCCATGTGCCAATTCGGCATAATGCACAAGGCCTGCTAGATAAAAATAATCCGGGTCCTATTCCCGAAGTATATGTGGATAAAATCTTACATAGTCTTCATAAGATTTTCCCCGATGTTGATATCATAGTGCTGCAGAGTAAAATGATTATTGATTGGTCTTAGAATTTACGGGAGTCTTTTTAAAATAAGTCCATCCGCGCAAAGGCGATCTTTCAACTATTAATGATTTTTCGTCAATTTCTTTAGTTTTAAGAACAGTGCAAAGGGCAATAACTATATCATGCCATCCATATTTAAATTCTGTATCATCTAAGCAGAGAATTGTGTTATCATCTGAAAGCGCCAAGCAATTACGAATATCTAGTAAGGGAACTGGATCTTTATGCCCTCCATCAATAAAAATAAAATCTGGATGAATATTACCTACAAGCTGTGGAATTACTTTTGTAGAATCTCCAATTATTAATTGATGTCTTTTGGGAAAATGCTTGTCAATGATTTTTTTACAATCATATACATATTGATGCTCACCAAGATCTACACTAATTACATTTATTTCAGGGTTTGCATTTAAAAAATTAAGAGCGCTATGTCCAAAATTAAAACCAATTTCAAGAACTAATTTTATTTGCGGATTTTTTAACAAAAAATTGATAATTTTCCCCGCCTGTTCACCAGTGCTTCCTCCTTCAAATGGTTCTTTAGTTTCAGATTTAATCATTTCAAGTTCTTTTGCAAGTGTATTATAGTTTGTTGCAATCTCAGTAAATTTATCAGAATCAAATTCTGACATTATATTTTTAAAAGGCTTTCATTTTAAGCCAAGATTCCAAAAATTGAATTGTGCAGTTTGCAAAATTATTGGGTAAAATGTCCTCCGATTCAAAGGAAGGCTATGTATACTGTATGACAAATGAACATATGCCCTCCTTTGTGAAAGTAGGGTATACGGACAGAACTCCCGAAGAGCGCCTAGCTGAAGCCAATCAAGATACATGGTCTATTCCTGTTTGGAAGTGCGAAACATCTATTCGTGTTCGGTCACCTAGAGAAACAGAGAAAGTTCTTCACCGGATTTTAGGCTACGAGGACGGCCGTATTTCTAACCGTCGGGAATTCTTTACTGCATCGGTTGAGGCTGTTCGCAATCTATTTGATTTATTGCGAACACAGCAGGATTCTGAGGTGGTGCAAGCATCATCTTCACCTTTGACAGGAGGACGAGATTATAAGAAAATCTTTCGTGATGGACAAGTTCTCAAGCATGTATATAAGGCGGATGAAGCAACTGCCATCTATATAAAAGAAAAAGACTGTTTTGTATGGCGGGGCACTGAATATGCTTCGCTTTCTAGGTTGAATGCTGCCCACAAGCAGTCAGTTAATCCCGAATTGAAGTCTGCTGGAAATGCATGGGATGAATGGCAAGCTATGGGTCAAGATGGTGTCTTTGTTCCTGTTAAGCATTTACCAGTTCTTGAGTGCTAAACGGGAATCGTGTTCGTTTGGGGGATCGCATTCGGTTGAATATTTATTTCTTTTTTAGCTTGGTCCATAGCTGCTCTAACATTTTCAAGTGTTGGTTCTGTAATGGATTGCTGCTTAAGAATTGAGGAGACACGCATTTTAAGTTTGCTAAGTTGAAACTCATTTGCTTTCGGCATTTCATTCTTCATGATCATTCCCACCTTTTCTTGCAGATTGTTCCATACTTGCTCTTGAGTCAGCTCCCCTGCAGGACTCCATTGAGTGCCATCAATAAGGTCAAATAGTTGCTCAACCACATCTGTAGAAACTTTGAAAAAATCTCTATCAGGATTTGGCCTTTCCCCCATTTTTACGAGCAATTTGTGTAAAGTGACCAACTTACCATCAAGGACAGGAACCTGCTTTGCCTTTTCCACTTTGAAGGGATATAGTAGACCTTCAGTATAAAGTTCTGCAGCTCTTTCGGACGGTGTCTTTGAAGAGGCGCCAATTAAAACAAAATCTTGATAAAGAGGATTCGATAAAACAAAAATATAACCGGCCATATATAATTTACTTAGATTTATTGTCTTAGGCTTTAGAACCTAAATTTTAAAATTAATGCTTTCTTGCATGCTTTCTTGTGTGTTTTCTTGTGTGCTTTCTTGCATGCTTTCTTGTGTTTCTTCCTTTTCTTGAACTAAAAAAACGAAACGCATTTCCAACAAGATCTCCAGTAACCATTTCTTGGCGAAAAAGCTGATGATTACTGACAATAAAAAATGTATCTTTACCGTCTTCATCAAGATTATATGGATTGAATTCAAATGACCATTTCTGTGGATTCATAAGTTGAGGCCCATCATCCCAGCATCCAATATCTTTTTCCGATGTAAGTTCTTGCAGCATATTGTTAAGAATTAAATCACCTTTGTTATCACGCATAAAAGTGGGAATATCACGGCATCGACATACAATTTGCACTTCTGATTGCCCTTTTGCCCCGTCAGGAACTGTAAGTGTCTCTGGTGGAACAAAGAGTGGGTCACTTCCGTAAACCCAGCCTTCAGTGTATCTTTTTTGAAATGGACCATATCGTTTGCTAGGCGCTAATCCTGGGACTTGAATGGGTTCAACGGCACCCGGCTCTGTTGTTTGAATTGGGTCATCGACATATTGAGTTCTTAAATAAGTTGTTCTATAATGTGGATTTGCTTTATGCTCTTCAGCTGATTTTTTTATGTTAAAACTTGCTAAACCTGTGGTGGGCTTATTCCCCATCTACTTTCTAGGAAGATTATCTTTATTTATTTTAGGGAATGGAATTACCAATTAAACCTATTAAACCAGAAAATCTTGAAAAAAACTGTTCTTATTATATCTTACATCGTAAGGGTGGACAAGATCGCAGTGGATTTTTTGTTAGAAATGAAACTTTACCAACATTTACAATTGGTGGTAAAAATCCAGAATTTACTGCAAATCCTAAAGAGTATCTTTTTTTTGAATTTTCACGCAATTCTCCTAGAAAGATATTTACAACCTCAGGAATTAATCTTTCAACATACAAAAATGCAAATAATAGGCGCTCCCGTATAAATAAAATGCTAGGAAAAGTCCCTCGGCAAAAAAAGACTAGAAAGCTTAGAAAGCTTTAGACACATGGGTTTAAAACTGTTTTCTATTCTTACGAGTGTTCCGCTCCTTCCTTGCATTCCGCGTCTTCCGTGCCCTACGCACGTTCCGCTTTGCAGAATTATCAGGAAAATATAAACTCAATAATTCTTCTGTTTTTCCTGTATTCGCAAAAGAGACAATGTTACGATTTTTTAGCAAGCATTCATACGCTATATTTCTCTGTTTTTGTGTTATGTCATCTTTATGCTTTTCAAAAAATTTTAGTATTACATCATACGATCCATTCTTCGAAATATTTTTAAATTCTGTAAGAAGGTGTGATTCACTCATCTACTTTATTTAAATAATTTTATTTGGATCAAAAGACTGAAATTTGAGATAGTTAGGAAGACTGGATAAAGACATGCAACAAACTTTAGATGCTTTCTTTAGAATTGAACCAAAGACTAGAAAAGTTAAAAAAGAGAAAGAAAAGGAGAAAGAGAAAAAGAAAGAAAAGGCAACTATAATTGGAGGAGCTAAAGATATCTTAGAACCACTCTTTATCCGACCTGTGCCCAAAGATATAAGATACCATAATCAACTAGAAGAAGAATATCAGCTAATTGATAAAAATCATTTTGTTCCTGTTTTCTTGCAGGTCCGAACTGTTCTTGAAATTGTAAACGCTCTCGGTGCATCCACAAGACCAATTCCACATATTATCCGCGGATCAGCCGGGTCATCCCTTGTAACGTATCTGCTAGGAATTACACATGTTGATCCAATTCTTAACAAGATTGAATTAGCCCGTTTTATGAACGAGATGCGTAAAGATATGCCCGATATTGATATTGATGTGCCCTACAACCGCAGAGAAGAGATCTACGGTCTCATTGCTAAACGGTTTCCAAATCAAGTTGGACGAGTTTCAAACTATAACTTATGGACTGAAAAAGTTAATACTAGACAAACAATCAAGGATGTTTTAAAAGAGCATAATAAACCGATTCCTAGATCAGTAAACAAAAAAGGCGCAAAGCCTGAAAAATTCTTAACCGCTGATGAACTCAAAGAGTTTACGGTCAAGAAAGCAGATAGACAAGGAACGCTCAAGAATTATAGTAAACATTGTGGAGGAATTGTTATCTTTGAAAATGAAGGTGAAGTTCCAGAAGAGCTGCGCCTTAAAGAAATTGAAGCTGATGGAGTCCCCCTCTTCCAGATTAATTTGAATAAAGATGATACAGAAGATCGTGGATTTATTAAAATAGATTTGCTCAGTAATCGTGGTCTAGCACAACTTGCAGATATTTGTCCTGATAGATCTTTAATCTCTTATCCGACCCGAGATGCAGCAACAGAAAGAATCTTTGCTAGAGGCTGGAATATTGGAATTACACTAGGTGAAAGCCGCGGTATGCGCAAACTATTCATGGATATGAAACCAGAAGGTATATCCGATATTGCGGTCGCTCTAGCATTGATTAGACCTGCTGCTGCTGCTGAAGGAAGAAAACAACAATTCTTGGACAAATGGCGACTTCTTGATGGTAAGCAGACGCCTATTGGCAGACCAATTGTTTATGATGATGATGCAATTCATAAAATTCGCTATATTTTAGGGTGTAATTCAGCAGAAGCTGATTGTTGGAGAAAAGCGTTTGCAAAAGGAAATCCTAAGAAACGAGTTGAATTCCGGCAATTAATGGCTTCCATAGGTTATGAGCAGTCCACAATTGATCAAGTTGTAGATGATCTAAATCAACTTGTCTATTATAGTTTCTGCAAGAGTCATGCAGTATCCTATGCTCAATTAGTCTGGGCTCTTGGTTATTGGAAAGCACATAGACCTCATGAATTTTGGTGTTCAGCACTCAATCATTGCAATTCGGAGTATAGAAAATGGGTTCATTATAGAGAAGCACGTTGTTCTGGTCTCCTCTTGAGTAGAGGAGTGCCTCCTTATCGTCTTGGATCAAGGACAGACAAACCTGCTCTACTTCCTGCAGAACAAGAACAATCTCTTCTTGTAGAACCTACTGCACTTAATGATTTTAAGGAAAGAGGTTATTGGTTAACTGAAGAATTCTTGCCTTCATGTGGGCTTTGGACAGAATCTCAACTTCGATTGGATGGAAAACGCACAGTTAAGTTTCGAGGAATTATTGCTTCGTGCAGACAGATTAATCGGGATTACGGAATTGCAACCCTAATCTGTTTGGGAATTGGAAATCGGGACTTTGTAGATCTAGTTATTCCAGATCAGAAACGTGGTGATCTATTTGCTTGGGCTGTCCTTGAAGGAAAAGGTATTCAGGTTAAACCAGGCACTGTGCAAGTAATAAAAATTAATGGCCTTCCCGTTAAAAATTTAGAAAAAATTGATTCGGGTAAATATACAATACAAAAATCGTGCCCTAAATAGGATGGAACCAGTATTTCCTAGACTCCGATTATCAATTCGCCTTCCACCACCATCCGCAGGTCCTACAACCAATGATTTGAAGACTCCTCCTAAGAAGCCTTGCAAGAAAAATGTTAGTTTCGGATCTTTGGAAACTTTGATGTTAAAGATAGTTCATTATACAGTTTCACCTGTTTACTTTACTCCAAAACTAAAACAGAAGACACAGAGGGTTCGGAGACATAGTGTTTAATTTCCGGATGCGGAATAAAATATTCAAGGAGGAAATTTGTTTTTTGCATACGATTAATCGACATTTTCTGCTTGAATGTATTGGAAGAGTGAATCATATGCAGAATTGTTTGTTGGCTTGGTAACTGAATCATTGGTTCAGTAAAGAGATGTGTAAATTTAGATTCTACGGCGCATCGTTCATCATTATCATACGAATGATCATATAGATAAGAAGATCTGAATGCAATTGTGCAGTTCAATGCATGACGATTATGATATGGGCCAGCAACTAAAACTTCTCCTGTTTGAACATTATACATATAAACTTCTGAGCATCCAGCAATCTTCTTTCTTGGATTCTGCTGGAATGCTTCTATCACGGAAGAGACTCTAGTTGGAGGATAGTAATCATCATCATCCATAACGACAATAATTTTACCTTGTGCTTCCTTGCAGAGAATATTAAGTTTAAAGCCCATTGGTCGGCTTTCTAGCAGAGAAATATATCTGATATTTGGTAATCTTTTTGAAAGACTATCAAATAGCGGCTGGCTTTCATTTCCATCATCTAGAATAATCCATTCCATTTTCTCCTTTGGATATGTTTGGCTTTCATAGCATTCAATTAGGCGGGGTAGAAAGTGGCGGCGATTGGCCGTTGGTGTTATAACAGAGACTTCCATTATGATTTGGCTGGATTGGGTTGGTTTGTGTATTTCAATTTTAATTATCTGGGCACCATCCATGCAGCCATTCACCAAGAACAACTTTTCCAATCTTTGAAAGAAGCCTAGCCATTGTCACAAATGCGCTTTCTGAAAATCCTACATTTGCATTTGAGAATGAAAAGATCATGAAATCTGCTAGAAGATTTATATTCAATTGATGTTTCGTGATGCCCGCATCCATTAATTTATCCTTTTCTAACACATGTGATCCTCTTCCCGATCTCGGAAGCGCCAAAACAGGAGGATTCTTTATTATAGTTTGAGTATTAGGATAAAGTCCCATCCATTTTTCAATATATTCAGGTGAATCACTAATTACGTAAACTTTTTCTTTCCTATCGTTATTAATTTTTTCATAATTTTCAACATACATATCAAACAATCCATCTGCAGAACGATCGGTTCCCCGTAAGTGGACAACACAATAGGGTCTTTTAACTTCTTTGATCAATTCTATAATTTCTTGGGCAACTGGTTTTGTAAAACGCATATGTTGTGTTAGAATTTTAGAAGACCACTGACGTAAACCTTTGGCGCATGTAATTAAAATATCTCCCTCAATACGTTCATTTTTCTCTGTAAGAGTCAATTTGTAGTCATCTGTATATGTATCATATGTTGGAACTCCTTCTAGCAGATCAATTGTCCATGCTTCAGGATAAATTTTGGCTCCGCGCTTTGCCATTTCGACTGTTTTCTGTAATGTAATTGTTGGAATTCCTAGAATTTCAAAATAATCGGAAAAATCTTCTTCTCCCTGTCCCCATACCTGATCTCTCCAATCTATGCAAATCGCTGCATCATTTGCTTTGCAATAGGCTAAAAGATGGGAAAGAAGCTGAAGGCGATCAGCAAATCCTTGCCAACCTTTCATAACCACAACCTGTGACATCTCTTCCTTTTGATTTGATTTTCGCATTTCGCATTTAAGCAAAAAAAAATATAATACTATTAAAAGTTAGAATGCGCATATCTGATGCAGAAAGATCCTTCTTTATAAATTCGGAGGAAATTCGCAAACTTATTATAAATATTTCAGCCCTTAATGATATTAAACTAGAAACAATTCGTGACTTTTTAGAAGAAACTCTTACTAGCAGAAAAACGGAGAAAGCCTTGCTTATCGTAACTGCTCATCAATATGATACTCTTTCTTTTTTGAATAAAAAATTATCTCTTGGTGTTTGAGTTTGTCTTCTTTTTCTGCCGGCGTTTCTTTCTTCACTGCTTGCAATATAATTCGAGGAGAAAGAGAAGGTTGAGGTTGAGGTTGAGAAATCGGTTTGCTTGTCCATGAACCCATTTCTTTTTTATGTGGATAAAATTCTGAAAATCATCCGCTCCTTCCAATATGGCTTTGATGAGTCAAAGGAAATAGCTGCTTTTACTTTGTCACCAATTTGAAGAGCAATCGTCTCCTTCTCATCGCGGCTCATAATCACAATTTTCTTTTTCTCCTTCTCTGTCCCCTCCGTCACTTCTCGGTAGCCATACTTGATTTTAATAGATTGATTCCATGCAGGAATCCATACTTCTAGCTTTGCCTTATCATCTTTCAGCTTAAAATCTAGCAGAAATCCTTCAATGATTGGATTCGGATTCAGATTCTGTAGAGCTGTAAGAAATGTGAAATCCCGATCATGCTTCTTTGCTGCCTTGCTTGCTGCATTTAGGGAAAGAAGTAGTGCATCATTTGCCTGAATGGTATGATTCTCATGGGTGATCCACTTCCAGACCCGCTGATTCTGAATATCTGCATAACGGCGAAGAGGTGAAGTTGCGTGACAATAAATCTCGGCTTCAAGGCCATAATGAGATGTCTCAGATGATCCAGCACAGATATATGTAGCTGACTTCATTGCTAGAAATTTAAGATCAAGATTTGGATTAATTGATTCTAGCAGATTCATCTTCTCTTGATCGGGTGCCCCATGAGCCCGTGCGATACCCGCCGACCATCCCTTGATTCGCTGTGCCATCTCTTTATTGTAAAAGATCATGAGGGCTGCGATCCATTCATGGGGATCAGATGCATCCGCTTTGGGTAGGAAGAGTGCACATAGAGTGGATAGAAGAAACTTGTGTGGACTCGTTGAGACAGAGTCATATGTATAGGTCTGCTTGTTCGTGACAACAGTTTCCTTGAAGCAGAGATTTACGATTGTATTTTGGCTTGTCAGAGTAAAGAAAAGGCTGAGACCAAGTCGTGGTGCGCCGGGTGCTAATGAACCATAATCTTCTGCTAACTCTTTGGGTAACATATGCCGAGGCTGCCTACCCTCTTGATAAAGACTCTGCCCCGCTTTCTGTGCAATTTGATCAATCATGCTTCCTTCCGGCAAAAGATCGGCTACATCTGCAATTGTAATGATGCAATCTGTGGAACCGTCTACATTCATTCGATAAGAAAACACATCATCAATATCAAGGCATCCTGCAGGATCAACGTTAAATGTTAGCCAATCTGTAATATCTTGACGATCTTCTACATCAAATTCACCTTGAATTATATCCTTTGATTGCTTCTTAGTATACGCAGTAAGAGGAGAATGGAGCCAATAGAGTGCCTCTGCTTCAGCCTCATAATCACCTACTGGACCAAGAATCTGCTGGCATACACCTCGGGGCATTGAAAAGCCCAGTTCCCATGATTCAAATGTGATGACTGCTAGAACATTCTGGGTTGGATCAGTCGTTGAGCCGACACGAAATGGAGGGAAGGCCTTATTCATTGGATAAAAGAGATAGATTGGAACATTCTTTGCAGTAAATCCGTATCGTGTAGTATTTGTTACGTCAAGAATTCCAATGAGGGGTCCATAATTAGATCGCTTCATGGGAATCCATCGGTTACTGCCTGTTTTAATTACTTGATCATTGGGCATGCATCGTTCGAGTAAAGAGAAGGGAATTGCCTCTCCATCAATTTCAAAATTCTTATAATCTTTTGTCTTTAAAGTAGGCATTTTATCTGCAGGGTTTTCTTTTGGCTAGGCACATTTCAATTTTTAATTGCTGGAAAGCGTTAATTCGTTTAAAGATAAATGCCCATTCTCAACAGATGGGGGCTAACCAATCCGTTGATCCTGCGCACATACGTATCTGGCAAAATCTTTGTGGAATTCGAAATGCGGCAACACGCGCTCAAATGCTAGAAACACTACTTTCATCACCTGAATATATTTCATCGGCAAAAAGAACGGGGACGTATGCGTATTGTTTGCAATGGTTAGCTTCTTATAGACGAGGTGAAGTTCAACAATGGGCTTACCCTACTGCTCAGCCACAGCAGCCGCAGCAGCATCAGCAGCAGCAGCCGCAGCATCAGCAGCAGCAACAAAGGCAGCAGCAGAATGAAATCATGCATCATCCCGCGCCCCAAAAGGCCCACGATTATTTTACCGAATGTTGCGACATGCTAAATATTGATGAATCTCAGCCCTTATCATCCGAAATTATTAAATCTGCTTACAAAAAGGCAGCTGTTAGAGCACACCCCGATCGTGGAGGAAATGCTGCCCTCTTCGATGCTGTAACACGAGCATCCGCTTACTTGCAGAAAATTGTTGATCGTGTTTCTGGAATTCGGCGGCAGGCAGAAATGGTTTCAGCCCACGTTCCTCATACACAAGATCAATTAGATTATCTAGGTCAACAAAGAGCATCTGCTGTAGCGCAGCTTCAAGATAGACCGCCAGTCGCATTATCTGCAAAAAATCTTGATATGTCCATGTTCAATCAACTTTTCGAAGAAAATAAGCTACCCGACCCCGAAAAAGATGATGGATACGGTGATTGGTTGAAATCAACGGGTCAAAATGATTCTAACAGAGAAAATACTACACTGAAAAAGAAGTTTGCCCTGGATACATTCAACAAAACATTCGAACAAGAAGCTGGACCAGGTCAAGGGCGCAGTGGATATGTTCCCTCTGCAATTATCTTGCAGCCGCAAATGGGAATTACTCTTGGTGGTGAAAAACCAGGTGATTATACATCTCCTTATGGCGGAAAAGGTGTTCAATTTACAGATTTGAAATCTGCCTATACCACCGAATCAACCTTTAGTCAAAATGTTGCTGATGCGGCGGCATCCATTGGTAATAGACCCAAGAACTTGAAGGAATATGAAAGAGAACGAGCAGTGACAGATTTATCACCCGATCAGAAGAGACATGTTCTCCAATATGAGCAGCAGTTGAAGGCACAAGAAGATGCACGGGTCAGAAGAGCTGCCCAGCAGGATATTATGGCTCAGAGATATCATGAGCAGATGCAGCGAAAACTGCTTGTGGAAAAATAAAAATTTCACGGCGATAGGATAGAGGAATGTCATCTATAGGCGAATTCACTGGATTTGTTGTTTTAATAATGATTTTTACTGTTGGAACTATGCGCTGGATTTATAAGGATGAATTTAAGAAACCGGGTGATAATGAAGAATTTAAAGATGAATTAAGACCAAAACTTTGGTGGGTTGTAGATGATGGTGAACCCACTAGCCGATACTGGTTAGACTGGGGTGCCCGCCTAATGAAGACACCCAGCTCTCCATTCCTAAACGCCCATTTGAAGAGATGCCAGCAGTTAAATGAAAAAGAATTTATGGTGGTTCCTCTGATAGGCCGTGGTCCAGTGCATGCTGTTCTAAGAGAAAAGGGTGTTGAAATTCCTGCAGAAGCTTCTATTGCTCCAGGATGGTTATGGCGTGCATGGGCGTCCAGTCAGATGATGGCCTATGTTGGCGGACTCTGGATGGATTCCTATGTTCTCTGCATTAAGCCTATAACACCTGTTCTCGGTGAAGCAAAAGCGCTGCGCTTTGGAACTGATCCCGAAGAGAATCTAGTCGGTGAAGGCGGGGTAGTCGGTCATGCCGATAATGTTTTCTTTTCCATGGATGAAGGGACTGGTTTATGGGCTCATTATGCACAGGATATGAATAAATTGATGAAGGGCGGACCTCTTTCATGGAATGCAGCCAAGATTCGCCGGGCAATTCGTTATTTGCAGGATAAGCATTTGAATGGCGTAGTTCAAGTTGCAAGAAAGGCGGAATGGTCGCGGTTCAAATCTGGAAAGAGAATTGAAACGGAAGATTTGTTAGAGCGCTTCATTGATGGAATTAATGAACTTCCTCCTAAGGAAGCTGTCTATGTCCCTTTGGCAAATGATAATTTGAATCGTTCTATTGCGAATGCATGGTTTCTTCGTCTTTCGGAGGATCAACTCCTAGAAGCCAAGTTTCTTTGGGCTCATCTTGCGACTCCGATGGGTTGATTTCAGAAATAGAATACTCATGTCTTCTTTCTTTTCCAACACGAACTTCTTTACTCAATAGAGTATATCCTGACTTTTTAAGAACATGTCGGAGTATTTTCTTGCAATTAGTGTAATCATACGGTGGAAGACGACTCGGATAATAATGCTGTGAAACTTCATCATAGAGCGTTTTTATTACAGGATTCGTTTGCGGAAATTGCAACCATCTCTTATCACGAAAATTCTTAAAGCCGAACGCTTTTATCCATTCGATCACAACATCCTGTGGTAATTCGGAGCGGAAAGAGGTCATCCTTCTGTATTTCTCCAGCGAAAACCTTTAAAGTCTCGAAGAAACCGAAGCGGCGCTGAATAAGACGAATATGGACTTCCGAACAGCGTTCATTTAGCTTAATCAGTTCAATTGGTGAAAAAAATGAATATACTTGTGTTATAACTTGAATATAATGCAAGATGTCTTCAACCGTGTAGCCAATAAGTTGTAAATCATGAAGGTTTTGGAAAATTTTAATTACGTTGTTTGTTAGAATTCCAAAACAGAGATCTCGAATAATGGAGACAGGTGGAGGTGTAATATATGTCTGAATTTCTTGCAGAGTAACTTTATGCTTCTCTTGATGAAGTAAATTCTCTTTTTCATCTTCATCTTCATCTTCATTATCTACTTTCTTTGTATGAACAGCCTCTAGTAGACGTAAGATTAAACAAAGTTGTCTTGCGTTTCCTAGACAGAATCCAACAATCCAATTCTTTACATCTTCACTGAGTTCAATTGAAGGACTATATTTCTTGCAGAAGAATGCGAAATGCTCGTAGAGATTAATCGGCAGAAGCTGCAAGATTACTGTGCGGCTCTGAATGGGTTCAATGAAGGATTGTGATGTGCAAGATGAAAATAGAAATCTTACATGCGTTTCATATCTTTCCATCAGTCTGCGAAGTGCTTGCTGCGTCAGAACTGGTAGGGAATCTGCATCATCAATCCAGACCCATGCAGTCACATCATATTGTCTGTTTGAACGAAGAAACTCGACGAGTTTTTGTCTGAGGGATGCGATTCCACGATCATCGCAGGAAGATAGTTTAAGAATATATCTCTGCAAGAGTTCTGCTGGAATATCTCGAAGGGCGTATTTTAAAAATTGCTGGGCCAAGAAAGTTTTTCCTATTCCCGTTACGCCTGTAAAGAGAAGATGAGGATAATTTGTTTTTTGTTCAGATTTGCATGATAATAAGAATTCTACAATGTGTCCTTGACCGACAACTTCTTCCATCCTTGGTCTCAATTGTTGGTTAACGCTTAAATAAGGTTAACTATATGTATTTAAGAATGCCCTCATTGTATGATCTTTTGGGTGTTGACAGAAGTGCTGGTCCTGACGTAATTAAGAAGGCATATCGTTCATTAGTGCTAGAAAAGCATCCAGATAAGGGTGGTTCGGCCGAAGAGTTTAAAGATATTCAAAGGGCGTATGAGATTTTATCTGATCCGGCAAAGCGGCAGCGCTATGATATGACTGGGCAGGAAGATGATGCACCTCAGCAGGGCGGAATGCCGTTTGCTGAAATGATGAGGGGCTTTGGCGGAGGTGGCTTCGGCGGAGGTGGCTTCGGCGGAGGTCCAGGTTTCGCGTTTGATGTAGGCGATATTTTTGAGCAAATGTTCCAAGGTGCTGGAGGTGGAGGTGGAGGTGGAGGTGGAGGACAGGGGTTTTTTGCGGGGCACGGTATGGGAGCTCCTCCTCAACCTGAACGAAAGGGAAAAGGTCCCAGCAAGCAACATGAAATCGGCTTAACTCTTGCAGAATTCTATAAGGGACGGGAAATTCGGCTCGTTTTTAATCAGGGACGGTTTTGTCATGCTTGCAAGGGTGATGGTGTGTCAAAATTCATTGAATGCACTAGTTGCGGCGGTAAAGGCATGGTGTTCGAGCAGATGCAGATCCAGCCGGGAATGTTTATGCAGCGCCGAAGTGTGTGCGGAGATTGCGGTGGAAAATGCAGAAAACCGGGGCCTACTTGCACAGTCTGCTCAGGTAACAAGATTTTGAACAGGGAAAAAGTTCTTGAAGTTAAAATTTTGCCTGGAATGCGTGATGGTCTACAGCTGCAGTTTGCCGGTGAATGCTCAGATTCACCCGAATTTGAAAAACCGGGTGATGTTTTACTGATCTTGAGACGTAATGATAACTTGAATTATGTGTGGATGGGCTACGATTTAGTGCTAGAGACTACGATTACATGGCTAGAATCTGTTGTTGGTTTTACTCGGACTTTTACGGATCATCCTTCAGGAAAGATTTTGAAAGTTGTTTGGAATGGTGAAATCCTCATTAACGGAGCCAAATTAAAGGCGGCTGGCTACGGAATGATGAAGGATTTAGTGAATGCTGGAGATTTGGTTTTGACAATTACTGTAAAGGCTCCGGAGGCAGGAACCGATACAAAGATGCTCTTGATGCAGGCATTGACTGATACAAAAAAGGAACTGGCTCCATCAGATATTCAGCTTGTTCGGGTCTAGTTTGGCTTATCCAGGCACTGTGATCGCGCCCCCAAAGCCCGGGTTAACTTGGTTCTCATCAAACCACTGCGGGTTCAAGCCCGCCTTCTGCAGATCAGCACCACTTAGTAGAGTGTAAGGGCCATCAGCCGGAGCATAGCCTAGAGCACCGCCCCTCTGCTGCTGCTGCTGCTGCTGCCTCTGCTGCTGCTGCCTCTGCTGCTGCTGCCTTCTCTGTGTTCTCCTGTGTCCATGTTGTTTCTTGCACTTGCATGTGCAATAGTGTCTGCTTCTACCGCGCCCCATCTTCTTGTGAGCATGGTGCGGCTTCTTGCACTTGCATGTGCAATAATGTCTGCTCTTGCGTTTGCCACCACCAAACTGCTGGACAGCTGATCTCGTTTGTGATAGCATGTTATCAAGCGTTCCAGTGCCAGATCCACCAGCTTGGTAAGATTCAGCAAGGCGCATCGGGCCAGTCATGGACTGGGGTAGAACAGCACCAAATGAATCCGGGTAAGGGGCCGCGGCTCCACCGCGCTGCTTTCTAGTTGAACGCTTTCTAAAACGTCTGCGGTGCAATGATGAAGTTGAAGCTTGAAATCCCATTCCTTGTCCTACAATTGTCTGCGGTATTTTTGACATCATTGCCGCCTGTGAAGCAACAAGCCCAGAGACCGGGTCACCAATTAATTTACCATCAAATGGATTCGGGGCGCTTCCTTGAGGGAAAGTTCCAGCTCCAGCTCCTGCGCCATCGCCAACTGCTCCACCACATTGCTTAGACATTCCTATTTAGGTTGATGATCTTTTTCAACAAATAAGACTGTTTTCTTTTTCTTTTCAAGACTTTTTGCAACTTTTTCGTATTTTTCAGATCGAGGTTGTTGGAAAATAATAAACGCATTAGCCTCTTTAAGAATTTGTGTGTCTCTTCGTATTGCTGCAGACTTTCCAGCAGACCAATCTGCTTTGATATATCTGCAAGGAATTGAGTTCGATTCGCACCACATCCAGATCATACCGCTCGTATCCTTGCCTTCGTCATTAAGAAGAACAAGTTCAGGCTGTCCATTCATTTTTGCAAGAAGATCATTCATAACAGTTTTCTTAAATTCGTGAAAATCAGTGCGGGTATGGCCACCTAGGATTCCAAGAATACGACGCTCAGGTATATTATGAATTAGAGAAGGATTCCATGAATCATCCTCCGATTTCTCTTTGGGTTTTTCAGATTTAGTTTTCGCTTGAAGCCAAGTATCTAGGGACATGCTTGACTTTATAGTCAAAAGAAGACTCAATTTTTACGGATGCGCCTTCGTGTTTGGCCTAATCCAAAGAAATGTAAGATGCCCCTTTTTTTTTTCGTAGCGGCATTTTTATCTTTGAATTTCTGTAATTTGAAAAGCAATTCTTCAAGTGAAACCACGCGCAATGTTTCTTTTAAAGCGTCTTTTTCTTCTTCAGGAATAGTCAAATAACTTATTAATTGATTTATTATGTCTTCTTTTTCATCTAAGAATTTTTGTAATTTGTAACGCAATTCTTCAAGTGAAAACCTACGCAATATTATTTTAAAAGCCTCTTTTTCTTCTTCAGGAATAGTCAAATGACTTACTAATTTATTTATCATTTCTTCTTTTTCTAAGATATCCATTTCAGCCTCTGTTTTATCCTCTGTTTTACCAGCATATCTTGTTAGTATGTCTTTAGCATCAGTTGAAGCAATATCTAAAAGAGTCTTTCCATTAACATCATAAGCATAAGCACCTGCTCTTAATAAAGGTATAATTAAAGATATTGCATTCTGCTTAACTGCTAACCAAAGGGGTGTTCCTTCTAAGCCATCAAAATTAATCACTTGATCCTGTGATTTTATATATTTTAATGGACCAAGTCTTGTTAAAGATGAAGTAAAATTAATTGCCATTATTTGTTTAATTATATCAAGAGCATCTTTATATTTTTTTTCATATATTTTAACCCTTAAAATATGTGGATATTGATCCTTTAAATTTATAGAGATAGTTTTTTTTTTATCTCTTTGATTAAGCCAATTTACAGATTGGGGTAGGTTTCTAGCAGGTTTCCCTCTTTCTCTAGCATACCATAACGCTTTTAATTCTTGCGGTGCTTTATCAATGTATTTCAACAATTCATCTTTTGTTTCTTGATTTGTTGGTATCAAAAGAGGATCATCAGTTTTAGCTCCTAATGCTAAAAGAGGTAATATGAGATAAGTAAGATTTTGACGTATGGCCTCAAAAAGGGGCGTTGAACCTGAAGAATCTTGATAATTTACAATGTCATCAATTGAAAAATTATCGCGATACCAATCTATATTCTTTAAATATACTTCTTCTATATTTTTATAATTAGACCAATATTTAATTTGTGTTAATAGAGCACCTATATGTGTAAAGGGATAACCAAATTTTAAATATTTTCTATAGAATGCTTGTAATTCGTCATATGTTTTATTAGTAAATAAATTTAATTCATAAATCATACGGGAATCATTGTCCGCAATATCAATTAGTGTTTTGCCGTCAACAGTTATATCAGTTTTTGCACCTAGCACAATAAGTGGTATAATAAGCTCATATTTTCTTAATCTAACTGCTGCTGAAAGCGGGGTTTCACCTTCTTCATTTACATAATTTATAATTTGATCTACTGTATAGATTCCCTTATAATAATCTATATGTTTAAGAACTTCTCGTATTACAGAATCATTCTCAGAACCAATTAACACCTGCAGCTGTCCTAATACTAATGGGTCGGGAACAACAAGTCTAACATTTTTTTTAATCTCCCGTTGTTTTGCTATTCTAGCTGCATATTCCGGAGAATTAGCATAGTTTCGAATAAGTTCTTTTCTCCTTGTTTCTGCTTCTCCTATCTTTTCCCGCAATAAGGCATGAATGTCACGAGTTTTCCATGTTTCTTCTACACCTCTAGCAGCTGAAATAGTTTTCTGATTATTTCTATTGTAAATTGTGTTATACACATTATATGTTTCCCGTCCTCTATATCTACAAACAAAATTATAAAAAACACCTTTTTTTAGATTTTGGCATAAAAAATTCTGACTTACCTTACATAAGGTCAAATCCAAGAATTCTTCATACAAGTAGTCCAACTTTTTAGCAGGAGTTTTTAAATCTTTAGGAATATTATCCATTGTAGCACTTCCAAACGCATCTTTTACTTGTTTTTTAGTTGGATACACACTATTATTATATAAATTAGTCATATATTCAATTAAATCCCCCTCGGGAACAGGTTCATCACTACTTTTTTTCTCTGTTATCTTATCAAAATCTATTACACCAGAGCCGAAAGTTCTACATTCATTATATCTGTCTTTACCAGGCTTAGGAGCGTAGGGAAAACAATATAATAATTCGTAGAAAAAATAAGGACATTGGTCGCCGGGCTTAAAAATTGCAATGGGGCCAAAATTGTCAATAAGATAATTTGAATTTCGTATAGGATCTTTTAATTTATCTACATCTAAATTTACAGCAATACGTTCATATCCATAACTAATTTCTCCAGGAGATACTTTGACTACAATAATACAACCGGGAGGAACAGTAAATGTGCTACCATCATTTGGTTCGCCTCCATGACCTGAAATCCAGTAGGCTTTTGAAGGCGTGAAATTTACTGGCTTATTCTTACGTGATCTAAGATTCGCCAAACTGGGCATCCTATTAAATAAGAATAAATACGCTATTAAAAAGAATCAGTAGAAACTGCTTAATTCATTGTAGGCTTCCAACTTTGAATTAAACTCTATTACAGACATTCCTTAGGTTTTATGCAAGCAAAAAAAAGACTCAATTTTTACGTGTTTTTCTTGATTTCTTTGCCTTACGTTTTCTTGCATTTAGAGTAATGCGTCTTCCATTCGGAGTGCACGGAAGACATTTAGGGCATCCGGGTGGTCTACCATAATTTGGGAATTCATCATTAAAATTTTTTATACATGGAGGACATTCGGGGCATTTTTTTAGATTTACTTACATTATCTGTTTTAGATATATATATCTTACCTGTTTTCAAATTTCTTTTATATCCTTCAGGTAATCTATAAGTTTGTGCTCTTCTATTAAGTATATTTTGCATATTATTACTTACATACTCTCTAGAAGGATCATTAACCATAACCTATTATTCTGCTAGAATTTATCTAGTCTACGCAGTAGCCGTCGAGGGACGGCCTGAAGAGGACGGCATCTGGTTATTTCCAGTCGTGATGATCTTCTTCTTGATTGAGCCGCTGACTACATAGATTGAGTTCTCTGTCATTACGATGTAATCCGTAACAGCCTTAAAAATCTTCTGGATAGGGCTCGTGTATTCCTCAGCAGACTTAACTAGGATACGCTCCTTTGTATCCGGGTCCTCACCCAAAAAAGCCTTGGCATTCTTGGTATCATTGTAGTAATCTAGCATGATCGGCTTGTCCTGCTCTACGGCAATACGCGCCGCATGCATTAAAACTTTGTCAGAGGGGATTTCAGTGGTGGGGATTGCAGAGGAGCCACCGAGCTGCTGGGTAAGCTGTGTAGACTGTTGTGCAAACTGTTGGGGCTGTTGAGTCGGAGCACTACTCATTTGACTTTAGGGGTTTCATTTTTTTCAGAGATTTTACGCGTTCATTTCACTTATCATTTCACTTATGCAACATTGAATACCTGCATATGTCTCGGACTAGGATGCGAAATCCATTTATTATCCGCTTTCTTTGCAACAATCTTTTCAGGAATTGGCCTATGAGGAGGCAGCGGTCGGATAATCTCCTCTGCATACTTCACAATAATCTGGTTAACATAGGCATAAGCCTCTTGAATCTGGTCCAGGGTTCGCGCCCCCGTAATGATCAGTTTGCCAGTCTGAAAAGGGGCAATTGTAACTGTCTTGCAGGATCCAATTTCTAGACCATTTCCAGAACCAGAACAAAGTGTAGGGCAGCCACATAGACCAGGCATAACTCCAGCAGGTCTCTGTTGATTTACGAAATACTTTGTATTTACTCCCTGATAGATATCTGACTCAAAAGTGCTAAACAGTTTATAATTCTGCACAAGAATCTTGTGAAGACGATCCCTTCTGATTGGAACACCAATACTGTAATCTGAATTCACTAGCTGAATAGCGTATCTGTATAGGGAAGGCTCCTTAGATAGAGTCGGATCTGCAGGATCAGTGAAAATTTCCTTAAATGTATCTACAGGAATCTTTTGCTTCAGATTCAGAAGCAGAACTTCAATGCTGCGCTTTCCCATTTCCTCTGACAAAATACCTGTCATCTGCACTCCGCCATTGCTAAACATCTTCACGTTCACCTCCTTCCAAGTGCCGGCACCTGTCTCTAGGCGAATAATAATAGTTGCCTGATTATAAAACTTCTTCTTCAGCTTCTTGCGCTTTAGCATAATATCTCCACGACACAAGCCCTTCTTATTCATATTATGCTCCATCTTGAGAATGCCTTCGCCAAGATACCAATAAGGCATTATGGGAATTGCAGACCAAAGCTTGGGAATATCAATCTTTGTGCCAAGATGGCCAGTTACAGTCATGGTGCTAATTCTTAGCGGGGTGATTGTGACTTTTGCTTGAGTCGGTTGAGCTTGCTCTACGATTGATGCCATTCTAACCTTTGAACTTAAGGAGGCTTTAAATCGGTCATCAATTTTCATTTAAAAATGAAAATAAGACAATTTTCACCCAAAAATGAAAATAAGACAATTTTCACCCAAAAATGAAAATAAGAGTATACTATAGGGTATGTTTACATTTCGTGTCTTGTTAAATTCTGAAGAATCGTTAATTATTCCTAAATTGTTATCTATTATAATTAAAAATATAAAATATTCAATTCCTTTCAAAATTCTGGGAACAACTGATAATTCTAATTTTATAATACTTAATGATGGAATCAACGATTTAGGTGAAGTTATATTCCGTAATCTAGGTATTGATGCATTCCATCTATTAACCAGCCATTTAGAAGTCAATACTCTTCAAGCATATAACATGATACATGATAAAGAATCAAATTCAAATAATGATTTAGAAATAAATTATGCAACTGCTGTAAGATTGGGTATTCGCCATAAGGAACGAATTCCTGTTGGAACTCTACTTATGGAAGCTGTAAAATTAGTTGCAGCCGAGAATAATATGTCAATCGAGCTAAGTTCAAAATTAAATGCTGAGAATTTTTATAGAAAAATTGGAATGAAAGAAATTAAAGGCTGTGGATGCGGATTAAAACGGTTTAGAACACGCGCACCTAGACCATCATGGTGTGATTTTTGGTGCTCAAGAAAGGTTAATAAAAGTGAAAGAATAAGAATGAGAACGAGAATGAGAACAAGAAAGCTCCTAAAGTAATTTCTTGCTAATATATCTATGGATAAAATCAATGCAATTTATTCAAAACTAAATGATAACCAAAAACAACATAAAAGAATGAAAGAGACTCTTTTATCCTCTTTTGTTTTCTTAACAAATTTTATTTTTGCTTATCTAATGAAATATTA